TGTCCGTTGACCACTGTCACAAAACAGGTGTTGTTAGAGGACTGTTGTGTTCTACCTGCAACTCGAAGATATTGGGTCACGCCAGGGACGAGATTGCGTTCTTTGAGCGGTGTATCGACTATTTGACTGACCCGCCAGCTGTTCGTGTTATTGGTGAGCGGATCACTCCCGACATGCAAACTTGACAATAGGAGCATAGGATTTGAGGATAGGAAGTCTCTGCACAGGCTACGGCGGCTTAGACATGTCTGTGCATAAAGTCTTAGGAGGCGAACTGGCTTGGTTCGCTGAGTTCGACAAACACCCTTCAACTCTGCTTGCCGAAAGGTTCCCCGACGTACCCAACTTGGGGGACATAAAACAAATCAATTGGTTTAACTGGAAACCGCTGCTTGAGGTTGACGTTCTGGTGGGAGGCTACCCATGCCAGCCATTCAGTGCAGCAGGGAAACGAAAAGGAGAAAACGATGAAAGACACTTGTGGCCTTACATCAGGGAAGCCGTTCGCGTACTTCGACCCAGATACACGTTCCTTGAGAACGTGGCAGGGCACAGGTCTATGGGGTTCGGAACAGTTTTGCGGGACTGTGCCGAAGACGGGTTCGATGTCAGGTGGTGTTCTGTACGAGCTTCCGACGCCGGAGCCCCGCATCGAAGGGAGCGACTTTTCTTCTTGCTTACCGCCTCCTCGGACATCTGACAGCACAGGGGCCGGCAAGCATGGTACCGGCGGTATGGATTTACGCACAGCCGTCGCACTTCTACCGACGCCTTGCGCTCAACAGTCAGGGAACAGCCCGGAGGAACATCTGCGTAAGAAACCTGGCCGAACCCAAGTCACCGATCTGCGGGTGCTTGTGGAGGGCGGGCTACTGGAAACAGGTGGGGCCCTCCTTCCAACGCCGGGTGCCAGCGATGGGACAGGCGGCGCTGCTCACCCCGATAACCGTGAAGGGCACAGCAGACAACTCATCGACTACGCACTGCTCGCCGGGTCAACCGCCTGGGGTAAGTACGAACCTGCGATCCGACGCTGGGAGCAACTGACCCGGCCAGCGCCACAACCCACCGAACCCAAAAACGGAAAAACGCGACTCAACGCAGCATTTTCCGAATGGATGATGGGACTACCAAAAGGATGGGTTACAGACATAAACATCCCCTACGGTGCGAAACTCAAACTACTAGGGAACGGTGTAGTACCTCAACAAGCCGAACAAGCCTTACGTCATTTACTTGACATTGGGTAAACACAGGGGCAGGTTCAAATGGCAAAAACACACAAAACACAAAGGAAACCTCAAAACCTATTGGACAAACCCTAACAGGCGACACAACAAACACAGGAAAACACCATTGATAACCCAAGCGATCCAATACCTCACACCAGGGTGGGAACCACCCCCGGACAACGGAAAGAAGTGGGTACACACTTTGTGCCCATTCCACCCAGACTCCATCAAATCAGCCGCAATCTCCTACCAACTAGACGCCTTCAACTGTCTCGGCTGCGGAGTCAAAGGCAACCCTGTGACGCTGATCGCCACACAGAAAGGAATCAACTATTCATCAGCTAAACGAATCGCAGAGACACTATCTGCTGCAAGCGGCCAAACGCTACCACCAAAACCTACCCGCAAGCCCAGCATCAGAGTATTTGACGACTAGAGGTTTACAGAACCCGTCAATCGGTGACAGATACAAACTCGGATATGTCGAAGATCCGATGCCGGGGCATGAAATGTTTCGCGGATACCTAGCAATCCCTTATCTCAGGCCGGCGGGGGTTATAGCGATCCGTTTCCGATGCCTCCAAAACCACGAACACCAAGGGCACGGCAAATACATGTCAGTGGCAGGGGACAAACCGCACCTATACAACACCGCCGCCCTCATGCAACAAACCCCGGTGGTGGCGATCACAGAAGGTGAAATAGATGCGATAACCGCAGACCTGTGCGGAATACCGGCAATAGGAGTAGCCGGCGCTCACGTATGGCAACCCCATTTCCGAGACCTGTTCTTGGGATACCGGGACGTGTATGTGCTGGCCGATGGTGACTCGGCGGGGCAGAAGTTCGGAACGTCCATAGCTGAACAGTTGCCGAACGCGAAAGTGATCCCTATGCCGCCGGGGGAGGACGTGAACTCGTTGGTGGTCAAACACGGCAGGAACGCTTTAATCGAAAGGATCAAATGAGTCAGGTCATTGTTTACACCCAGCCTGGGTGCCGCCCTTGCACAAGGGTTGTGCAGAAGATGTGGGATGCCGGTATTGACCCGGAGATTGTGGATATCAGCCGGGATCTGGTGTCGAAGGATTATTTGGAACGGTGGCTTGGGGCGAAGTCAACCCCTGTTATTGAAGCTGACGGGTTCGACCCGGTTATTGGTTATCAGCCTGACAAGTTGAAGGAGATTATCGGTGCGTTTCGAATTTAACTTCTCCGTGGGGATGGAGTTCCCCAAATGGGTTGAGCGCATACATGACTACGTGTGGGTAGACGAGGAGGAAGACAATGAGTGATTTTGGTTACCGGCTGGACAACGCCAAAGACGGCCAGGAGTTCACCAAGGTGATCTTGGGTTTGTTCACCGACCTCGAAAAGCTTATGGAATACGAGGTGGATGACGATGAGTGACCCTATTTCCCCTGACCACTACCAGTTCGCTAACGGATTCCAGGTGATCGACCTGACCGAAAACTTGAATTTCTGTTTAGGCAACGTGGTCAAGTATGTGGCCCGCGCAGGGCGCAAATCACCTAATCCTTTGGAGGATTTGATGAAAGCACGATACTACCTCAACCGCGAAATTGATCGGCTGGAAAATTGAGTAAACGAATCTTTGTTATCTCCGACTGCCAGATCCCATACCACGACAGGAAAGCACTCAAAGCGGTCATCAAAGCCATAGGTGACCTGCAACCCGACGAGGTAATCCACATCGGTGATCTGATGGATTACCCACAGCCGTCCAGGTGGAACAAAGGAACCGCCGGCGAGTTCGAGGGATCTGTGTTCGCTGACTCCGAACAAGCCAAACAAGTGTTCCTCGAACCTTTACGGAAAGTGTACGACGGCCCGGTAGGAGTTCATGAAGGTAACCACGACGAACGCCCACGCACATACCTAGCCAAGTATGCGCCAGCACTCGCGGAGTCAGGGGCGTTCAACCTTGACACCCTACTTGACTTTAGGCAGTACGAGATTACACTGTTACCTGAGTTCAACAAGATCGCTCCTGGGTGGATCACCACTCATGGGCATCGGGGCCAGATCAGCTTGTCCAGGGTTGCCGGCAACACCGCGTTGAACGCGGCAGTGAAGTTCTCAACAAGTGTCGTGATGGGTCACACACACAGGATGGGTGTGTGCTCGAAGACGAACGGTTTCGCCGGGAACATCACCCGGCAGATCACAGGTGTTGAGGTTGGTCATTTGATGAACCAGAAACTCGCCCAGTATTTGAAGGGTGGGACGGGTGACTGGCAGATGGGGTTCGCCCTGCTCACTGTTGATGGTGGGCATGTTAAACCGGAGTTGGTTCCGATCACGAAAGGAAGGTTCACAGTTGATGGTCACACATGGGAGGTCTGACTTGACAGTAGGTACCCGGATTGAGGAGTTGGCTGATCTGATCGGGAAGGCTGCGAAGACGGTTGCTTTTAAGTGGCCGAACGTGGTCAGCGAGGACGACATTCAGCAAGAACTCTACCTGTTCCTTCTGGAACGTCCCGGTGTGATTGAGAAGTTGCTGTCTGAGTTCGATGACAAGAATCGTTTGAACGCGGTTGTTGCCCTGGGACATCAGATTGCCAGCAAAGAGCGGGATGACTACGAAGTTTTTTCCGGCAACTTCCGGTATTCGGTCAACGAGGTCAAGGTGCTCCTTGAGGATCGCGCTTTGCATCACGAATCACCGGAACTTGGGTCTAACTGGTCGGTCAGTGAGGACTTCATTCAGGGCGGCGAGTTTGAGGACAAGGTTCTCAACAAACTCGCGTCGGAGACTGATCTACGCAACGGCATGAAGATGCTTAGAGTTAAAAACTCTAAGTACGCAGAGTTAGTTACGCGGCGCTATCTGCTAGGCGAAATACCGTCTGAGGATACCCCGGAAGCAGCGCGTACTAGAGACAGCCTAAGCCGTGCTCTGACTGCGCTAACCAAGGAAATGAACCGCTCCTTCAAACAGCAGCAACGCGAACACGACGGGCCGGGAAGCCGCAAACCAGTCAGCGCCGCAGCAGCCCACTACAAATCGAAAGCCAACTGGGATGACGAATCCTCCGAAGCCGTCGAAAGGCTCATGGCCCAAGCGAAAGCGACCGCAATGAAATGAACCAATACATCGACCCGAAAACCGGGCTCAACAACATCGACCTGATCCTCGAAGACCACAGAAAAGCTAAACAACTGGACAGTAGGGAACCGGAGGAGGACAATGAATATCATTGATCCTGTATTCAACGGGATGGGCAGATCGGAGCTTTACCGCTCACTGATCTTCCCCGATCTGTTCCCCCATGAGAAACCAATGCTGGTTAACAACTGGCCTCTCGATGACCTCCAAATGTACTGCGGAGGCACCTACACGATGAAAGAGATTGCATGAGCGAGATTGCATGGGGGCCAACGGGGGAGCTTGTATATCAGCGCACCTACAGCCGAACCCTCCCAGACGGCACCAAAGAAACCTGGCCGCAAACTGTAGAGCGGGTAGTGGACGGCAACCTGGCTTTGGTTGACGAGCGTTACCAGCTTGAGGATGAACGCCAGCAGTTGATCGACATGATGTTGGATTTCAAGATCCTGCCCGCTGGCCGGCACTTGTGGGCGTCCGGTGTGAAGAACGCTGAACACCTGTTCAACTGCTGGGTTGCCGGGTGGACTGATGAGCCCGCCGATCACTTCGAGTTCACCTTCATGCGGTTGATGGAGGGCGGCGGGGTAGGTGCCAACTACAGCAACAAGTATCTGTCCCGGTACCCGTTGGTGAAGCAGGCACTCAAGGTTGAAATCGTTTGTGACCCGGAACATGCGGACTACGACGACATGAAGGCTGCCGGGTTGCTGTCGGAAACCTATGACCCGGACTGGTTCGGGGCGTTCAAGATCGAGGACTCCCGCGAGGGGTGGGCTGCCGCCTTAGTCGATCTGATCGACACCCACTACAACCCTGTTGTCGAACACACCAACCGGGTGTACGACGTGTCCCGTGTCCGCTCCGCAGGCTCCAAGCTGAAAACCTTCGGCGGTAGGGCGTCTGGCCCTTTGCCGTTGGCGAAAATGCTGATTGATGTTTCGCATGTGTTCAACCGGCTGGCGATCAACCTGGAACTGCTTGACGGTATCTCCGCTATGGAAATCGACCACGCAATCGCACAGTGTGTGGTTGCCGGCGGTGTGCGCCGATCCGCACGCATGGCAATGATGCACTGGGCTGACCCCCAGATCGAAAAGTTCATCGACATCAAGCAGGAAAGCCTGTCGCACTGGACAACCAACATCTCCGTTGAGGTTGATGAAAAGTTCTGGTA